CTGCACCAGTTGTTCTTGAGAAATACACAAATTGCACATTAGATGAGACAACAAATAGTTTTATTGGTAAAAAAATAGGTACTAGCGATGGGGAATACAATTTAGTATCTAAGTATGTTATGTTGGAGATGTCGGAAGAATATCCAAATGACGCATTACCTTGTGGGTTTATGGGTTATCAGCATAGAAAATATGGTTCAAGTAAAACTCCTGGACCATTGTATAAAACACAATATTATTACAATAATCAAACTGTTTATAACCAACCTTTTGCGACTAGTAATGTTGTTACTTCTGATAATGTTAAGAGAACTTATTTAGGTTTTTCAACATCATTCGGATATGATAATGCATTCTTATCATACAAAGGAAAAGTTAATCCAACAAGTATTATATCTGATAGTGTTGATTGGAACGTAATTACAAAAGGATTCCACATGGATTCTGGTGCTACGACTGTTACAATAGTAAACACATACACAACAAGTGGTGAAACAACTTTTGAAGTTGGTGTATCTAGTTTTAACTCTGAACCAGAAGATAATACAAACGCATACTATTATTTATATTCAAGAAAATTCACATTAATGTTAGAAGGTGGATTTGATGGTTGGGATATCTATAATGAGAAAAGAACAAATGGTGATGAATATATAATTGGTGGAACTGGTTATATGAGGGGAGCCAAGAGTGTTTCTGGCAGATATGCTGCCGCAACTGGTCAAGGTACATTTAAGCAAATTGTTGAAGGTGATGGTACTATTGATTTTGCAACAACAGATTATTATGCATACTTAAAAGGTGTTTTAACATATAAAAACCCAGAATCAGTTAATATAAATGTATTCGTTACCCCAGGTATTGATTATGTTAATAATAGTAATTTGGTTGAGGCAGCTATTGATATGGTTGAAACCGATAGAGCAGATTCAATTTATATAACAACAACGCCAGATGCCGATTTATTGGATACAAATACAAAAGCATATATATATCCACAAGAATCAATTGTTTCTTTGGAGGAAACAAATATTGATTCAAATTATACCGCAACATATTACCCTTGGATTTTGGTTAGAGATACAACAAATAACACACAAGTTTATATTCCACCAACAGGAGAAGTTTGTAGAAACTTAGCATTAACTGATAACGTGGCATTCCCTTGGTTTGCATCTGCTGGTTATAGTAGAGGTTTGGTTAATTCAGTAAAAGCAAGACTTAAACTTACACAAGACGAAAGAGATATATTATACCAAGGTAGAATAAATCCTATTGCAACATTCTCTGATGTGAATACCGTAATTTGGGGTAATAAAACATTACAAGTTAGGGAGTCTGCATTAAATAGACTTAACGTTAGAAGGTTACTATTGCAAGCACGTAAATTAATCTCTGCGGTTGCCGTGAGATTACTTTTTGAACAAAATGACCAGATAGTCCGCCAACAGTTTTTGGACACCGTAAATCCAATCCTAGACGCTATTAGAAGAGATCGTGGCTTAACTGATTTCCGTGTTACAGTTTCATCTGACCCAGAAGATATTGATAGAAATACAATGAGCGGTAAAATTTACATAAAGCCTACTAGGTCATTAGAATTCATATCGCTTGAATTTGTGATAACACCTACGGGTGCTTCGTTTGAAGACATATAATGATGGACATATCCAACATTGAGCCTTATTCTAGGGTGTAATGATGGAATTTTACAACAAACCCCCACTTCAGCTTTGAGGTGGGGGTTTTCTTTTAGAACTCTTCTATTGGGAAATTCTTTGTTTTTATTTCCCAGTATTCAGCCATAAACTCTGCTCTGAACTTATACTTGGGGTCAGTATGATAACCTGATTCGTAAATGCATTTACATATGCTTTCATATAAATCTTTCTTCGGTAACTTATAATTTGCCTTTTTACAATCATAATACCTACCAGAATTTAATATTCTAGCCCAAGCCTCTATACCTAATTCCGTTGAATTAGCGCTATAAAACTTAGCTTTAATCATTTTATTTTTGCCTTTGATTACTTCCCTTGTGTTATAAGTAACCGCACCAAAACCTTTTATTGCTTTACCCCCACCTGCATTAGCATGAATACGCCATAGATTTGTTTCAATACCTTTGTTTGTTGCTTCAATTATAAAGAATGAGTATATCATTGATATTGGAAAGTCTGTTAAATAATGAACATTCATAAGCATGTCATCGTAGTTAAACGCCATCCATATTCTTCTCATTTTAAATAGATTAGCATTTTTCAAATTTCTAAATCCATACTTTTCAAGGTATGCTTTTAATTGAACTCTATTTAAATTACGTATATCATAACCATAAGACCTACCAGCATAAGCATATTTATCTATTTTAGATTTACTATCAACTAAAACTTTTTCTTCTTTTTTTGGTTGTATTTTAGATTCAAGATATAATGTATCAACTTTAATAATTGGAATCATTTCTATTAACGCTGGGGATTGTTTCTTTGGGGAGAATAAGAAACCTATAAATATTAACCCCCAGAATCCCATAACCATAGACAGACCAAACCCTTTTTTTTCTGGTTTTTGTATATTTCTTTTCATTAAAAATTTTAATATAAAAATAAAAATTTATAACACATAAGTAAAGATATAGCAGTAAATCTATTTTATATTAAACTTATATTTAATAATTCAATAAAAATGAATATTTATTATAAAAAAATAATTATGATAGTTGAAAGTTTTGATATTAATAATACTCCTGATATGAAATATTATGCATTTGATTGGGATGATAATATTGTTTTTATGCCTACTGAAATAATTTTATTAGATAATAATGATGAAGAAGTTGGGATGTCAACTCACGATTTTGCTAAATATAGGGGGGATATTGGTAAGAAAGATTTTAAATATAGAGGAACAACAATAGTTAATTATGCCAATTTACCATTTAGACAATTTAAAGTTGAAGGCGATGAACAGTTTTTGAAAGACATTATGATAGCAAAAACAGGACCAGCGTTTTCAGATTTCAAAGAAGCAATTAATAATGGTTCAATATTTTCAATTATAACAGCAAGGGGACACAACCCAGAAACATTAAAAAAAGCAGTTAAAATTTATATTGATAATGATTTTAATGGGATAAGTAACAAAAGACTTATACATAACCTAAAAAAGTATAGAGATTTAACTGCCTTTGAAAGTGAGGGTGATATTATTGATGATTATTTAGATTTATGTAAATTTTATCCTGTATCATTTGGGTCAGGCAGCGCTGCTAATCCTGAAGATGAAAAGGTAAAAGCATTAAATGAATTTTATGATTATTGTAAATCAATGGCTAAAAAAATCAAAAAAGCATTTTCTTTTAAAAAAGATATTAAAGGAGAGGCTTTAAAGAATTTAAAATTTTCAATTGGTTTTTCAGATGATGATCCAAAGAATATAGAAACTATTAAAAATAAAGTTAACAAACCAGAATTAACAATATATTCAACAAATAAAGGTAATAAAGAGAAAGTATAATGTTATATTATATATAATTATTATATTAATAATATATTATAATACTAAATTTTAAAAAAGAGAAAGTAAATACATTTTTTTTAAATAATATAAAAAAAACAATAAATAAACATTTTTTCTAATTAGTAGATATTTATTAAATATAATAATAAATAGTTTAAAAAAAAATTAAAAAAATATATTATGGCGGATTTACTTATGAAAATGCCTTTACCATATGAACCAAAAAGGCAAAATAGGTTCATTTTAAGGTTTCCTTCTAGTATGGGAATAAATGAGTGGTTTGTAGAATCAACTTCGAGACCTAGTATTAAAATGGATCCAGTTGAAATACAATTCTTAAATACATCAACATTTGTTTCTGGTAGATTTACATGGAACACTATTAATGTAAAGTTTAGAGACCCTATTGGTCCATCTGCAACACAAGCATTAATGGAGTGGGTTAGACTTCATTCTGAATCTGTTACTGGTAGGTCTGGTTATGCTGCTGGATATAAGAAAGATGTTGACTTGGAACTTTTAGACCCAACGGGTGTTGTTATTGAAAGATGGATATTACAAGGTTGTCTATTGACAAATGTTAATTTTGGTGCTTTGGGTTATTCTAATAATACTTTAGTAGATATTGATGCAACAATGCAACCAGATAGATGTATTCTTGTTTATTAATTTAATATTCTATTCAATTTAAAATCCATATATTAATTTAATATATGGATTTTTCTATTTATTTTACTATTTTTAATTATATTTTTATTATAAAAAAATGGAAGATAAGACATACGAATATGCTCAAGCCAATTTTGACTTACCCCACGATGTAGTAGAGTTACCATCAAAAGGTATTTTTTATAAAAATAAAAAAAAGTCAGTAAAAGTTGGTTATTTAACAGCATCTGATGAAAACCTTTTGCTGGGTGCATCAAAGAATTTTACACTACAATTGTTAAAGAATAAAATATACGAACCAGATTTAAGACCTGAAGAAATGATAGAAGGTGATATTGAAGCAATATTAATCTTTTTAAGAAATACTTCATTTGGTTCTGATATGGAAATTATGGCAGTTGACCCCAAAACAAATAATAGATTTAAAGTTAATGTTAGTTTGGAAGAGTTAACCATAATTACTGGTTTGCCTCCAAATTCTGAGGGTTTATATGAAATAGCTTTACCTAAGTCTGGGGATGTAATAAAATTAAAGCCTTTAACTTACGGAGAAATTTTACAAATAAATGATATTATTGAAAACTACCCCCAAGGTAGAACTGCGCCAAGAGTAACATTAAGATTATCCAAAGAGATTATTAGTATTAATGGTAGTGAGGATAAGGCATATATTGCAAAATATGTTGAAGGAATGCCAATTGCTGATTCAAAATTCATTAAGAAATTTTTGAGTAATAACGAGCCTAAACTTGATTTAAAAAGAGATATAATGACCCCATCAGGAGATATGACCACAGTGTATGCTGGGTTTGGGGTGGAGTTTTTTCGCCCTTTCTTCGGAATATAGATTAGGTCAACTAACTGAATATTATTATTTAACTAAGTTGTTACATGTATCCTATTCTGACTTCTTAGCAATGCCTATCTTTATAAGAAAATTTTTAATAAATAAATGGATTGAAGATAATAAGGAATGATTAAAAAATCATTCCTTATTCTATTTATATATAAAATGTAATAATGGCAGACGATAAAGATAAAGATAATGAAAAAGGTAAAGGTATTTTAAGTGGGATTGGGAACACATTAAATGAAATAACTAAATTTTTTGATGTTGATTTAAAGAGTATAACAAAAAAATTTTTTGATTTTAAAACGGCTTTTAATGAATTAGAGAAAGGAGCGTCAGCAGTAAATTATCAGTTAGTACTTTCAAGAACAAGAATAAGTGAGTTTAAAACAACAATTGCTGATACAGCACCTTTGGTTGCCAAATTAGGGGGAAATCTACAAGATGTTGTAAATACTATCAATGAAACAAGTACTGCTTTAGGTAGAAATGTTATATTTGAACCAGAAGTTTATGAAAAATTATTTGCAGCACAACAATTATTAGGCAAGGGTACTGAAACTCTTATTCGTAATTTTTCCGAGGCTGGTATTATGACTTCTAAAATTGGTGAAAATTTAGAAAAATCATTACAATATGTTAGAACCGTTGGTGTTGATGCTAGAACTGTCATAGGTGATGTTGTTGATAATACAGATTTATTGAATAGATTTTCATTTAAAGATGGTGTCGAGGGTTTTACAAAAATGGCAGCACAAGCAAGTATTATTAAAGCTAGTATGAGGGACATAGCTTCGTTTGCAGACAAAGTTTTTGAGCCAGAGGGTGCAATAGAGACCGCAGCAGCATTCCAACGTCTGGGGGTATTTGTGGGCGATTTAGCGGATCCTTTTACTTTAATGAATAAGTCATTAAACGACCCAGAAGGGTTAATAATGAATTTAGCTTCGGCAGGTGAAAAATTCACACAATTTAATGAAGAGGCTGGCAGATTTGAAATAAATCCAAGTGCTATGGGTCAAATGAAGGCTTTGGCTGAAGCGGCTGGTGTAGGTGTTGGTGAATTTAAAAAAATGTCATTAAATTTGGCTGAATTTAATGCTAGGGCTAGTGAAATTGATATTAAGTTTAATTTGAGTGATGACCAAAAAATGTTTATTGCCAATCTAGCTTATTTAGATACAGATAATGAATATAAAATAAAAGTTACTGATGAGAAAACAGGTGAGAGTATTGCTACAGCAGTAAAAGATTTAACAGATAAACAAATTAATAAATTAAATGAATTATCAAAAGAAGAACCCAAAACATTAGAGGATTTAACTAGAGATTCAATGAATATACAACAATTAGTACAAAATGATGTTAATGCAATTAAAAATAAATTACTATTTGGTTTTGTTGGTGAGCAATCAGTTGTTGGTAAATTCCAAGAGGGTGCAAGAACGGTTGCTGGTGACTTAGGCGATATATTATACAAAGGTATTCCAAATGCTGATGTGGCTAGAAAAACAATAAGAGGTGTTGCTGACCCAGTTGGTCAAATGTATAAAGGTGGAGATTTTGGTGCAGAAATGGTAAAAATATTTCAAGCGGTTGGGGGTTATATACAAGAAATTCCGAATAATATTGCTAGGGGGGTGAAAGAATCTAGGATTGGTACTGAACTGAACCTTGAAAAATATATGAATCAACTTAATACTAATTTTGGTGATTTATCTAACCTTCTAAGTACAGGATTCAATTTAACCCCACCACAACCAAAAGTTGGTGCAACATCATATAAAGCAATGAATGACCCGGAGGATTTGAATCAAAAAATGAAGGGGAGTTCAAATAGTTCTAACAATCAACCACCAAGTCAATTGGCTGTTAATGTTGAACTTAATTTTAAAAATGAATCAGGGCAATTTATTGACAAAAAAGTTATAACCCAAGTTTTTAATCATAATAATACACAAAATCTGGCTAACAAAATTAGTCATACCATGGATCTTAGGGCAATGGGTTAAATAAAAAATAAATTTGATATTTATATATTAAACAATTGGAATGCGTAGTCTTTTAGATTTTGGAAATAGTGAAGAATTTAGAAAAAAATTAATGTTAAGGAATTTAGTTCCTTATAGCAAATCCCCCTATGGTAAAACTCCACCATTTACATATGAAGTATCGCCTCTAAATGATTATTCTGTTATAGACTCCCCAGACTACTTAATTGATACAAAAGTATTAGCAGATAAGGCTTATGTGCTAAATCAGTATGGTCGAGATGGGGGTTATCAATTAGTTACTGATGTTGGTACTTTAAAAAATGATAAGACCAATTATGGTGAATATAACTTTAGTAAAACTAATTTACTAATAAATAGCTTACCTAAACTAAACGATAACATTGTACATAACTTTTATTCAGGTGTTAATACTAGCCAAGATATATATGCAGATGCTGGTGTTTTTATAAACAGCGATGATTATTGGTTTGATACAAATTTAAAAAAGAAAGATATATTATATTATTGGTTAAATGGTAGTTCATCATTTAAGCCATCAGAATACACAGCATTTGATATTTTTACGGAGAATGCAAATACGGTATCAAAATTAAAAGAAGATTCTTATATTGTTAGATTAGGTGCGGAAAAATTAAGTGGTTATTTTGAAGATAGGATTGGTAGATTTATTGACAAGTACAATATCTTAACAAGATTTGAAAATGCAATATCTGATATTAATGACCCCTTAGATGTTTATAATTTAATAACTGGGACAAAACCAATTATTGAACCTATATGGACTATAACTAGGACAAATAATTTTATATTTGGAGCAGCGCAATTAGCCTTAGAATTAGCTGGAGCAGAATTACCTTTCCCTACAATAGTTGGAAGTTACTTTGACCCCACGATTAGTTTAACTGGTAAAGGAACTAAAGGTTTTTTAGGGGGAATATTCCAGCAGAAAAAAACAGGAAGCCAATTATTTTTTGATAACACAGGTAAGGGACAAAAATCAATATTATTTTCAAATATAGAATATAATTTATATAGACCAAACTATAAGAAAAATAGTGTATTAGGTGGGTTTACTGATTTGTTCACAAAGAATAAAAATGGTTATTATGTTGGGAGTTATGATTTGGATCCGACAGATGTTTTAAGTCCACAGAAAGATTTACCAGAAGACCAATTTGGTAGAAAAGTACAAACTCCTGTTTATGGACCATCAGAGATATCAAAATTATATGAAGGTGAATCGTTTAACCCAAAGATAGGTGCAAATGGTAAATCGTTTACAGATGGCGGTAGTATAGAGGGGGGTTTGACTTGGGTGTCACCTAAATATAAAAACAATGCAGGAAAGAACGTTGGATTAAATGGTCAAGTGTTTGGGGATTCAAATACCAAACAAACAACATTTGAGACTACCGAAACAACTGAATATGATATGAAGCCTGGGTCAATAATGTATGATACCCAGAAGTTAGTTGAATCACAACCAAATAATGGCAATAAGTTAAAGCATGTAGGTAATGCAATAGACCAAGTTAGTAAAGTTTTTAATGATGGTTATAAAGAAATAACGAAAGGTTCTAGGGTTAGAAAATACTCACCAAACGTTAATGGGGGTACATTTGAAGAATATTGTAGATTATTTACAAAAGATACTCCTTTTCTAACATATAGCAGATTACAGAAGAAAGATGGTATAGTTAGCGAGGGAAGACAAATGAAAAATTCAGTTTTAAATAAAACATACGATTTGAGCATATATCCTAAAAAGGGTAATGATAGTAAAAAATTTATGTTGTCTATTGAGAACTTGGCTTGGAGAACATCTAGTCTATATTTGGATTTACCTGAATGCGAGAAAGGACCAAATGGTGGTAGAATAATGTGGTTTCCCCCTTACGATTTGAAATTTTCAGATTCATCAACAGCAAGTTTTAGCCCAAATGAATTTTTAGGAAGACCAGAACCTGTGTATACATATAAGTCAACTAGTAGAACGGGAACATTAGAATTTAGTATTGTTGTGGATCATCCATCAGTTTTAAATGTATTAACTAACAGAATATTAGATAATCAAAGTGACGCTGAACAAATTAATGGTATATTAGAATCATTCTTTTCTGGATGTCTAAAATATGATTTGTATGAGTTAGCTAAAATATATAATACGATGACTCTTTCTGAGTTAGAGGAGATACAGAAACAAGTGCAAGAGAGTTATGAGATAAAGGATGAGGTTGAATTAATAAATAGAACATTTATTACAAGTAAAGACCCCTCAACTACGGCTGAAACTGGTGAGCCTGTTGTTGAAGACAAATCAAGACAATTTGATGAATTTAAATCTTTAGCTTTTTATTTTGACAATGATATACCTTCTATAGGTAATACAAAAAAATATCAGGATATGTATAATGATTACATTAATAAAAGTGCGTATACAGAGGGGAGTTTGAAAAAATTTATGGAATTGTATGTTAAAAACAATTTTCTTGGAATAGATGAGTTTATTAAAAGAGCCAATATGTTTTTGGAGGATAAGAATGCTGAAATAAGTATTGATTTAGTTGGTTCAGCATCAAAGCCACAAACATTAGAATATAATGATTTATTAGGTCAAAGACGTGTAGCTAATGCTCAAACATACATTAGATCTAAAATAAACTACAATGATAGGTTTAAGTTTAAAAATGTTAGTTCTCCGGGTGAAAGAGAGGGTGTTACGGCAAAAACATATATCCGAGGAGAAACTTCTGGAACAACTTTTTCTGTTGGAAATTGTTCCACATTTGCGGAAGATAAAATATATAGTCAACAAGCTATGGCTTGTAGGAGGACAGCAATTTCAAGTATAACAGCAACAATATCAGCAAAACCACCTAAAAAAGAAATAACACCAACATCATCAGATGTTGCAATAAAAAAACAAACTAAGGAGAAAAAAATATCAACTGTAGAAACTAAATTATATAGGAATGTATCTAAGAAAGTTTTACAAAAATTATTATCAGAATGTGATTATTTCCAAACAATTGAAGAAACAGATCCTTTCTTATATAGTAATTTAAAAGAAAAATTAAAGTATTTTAATCCAGCATTCCATTCAACAACTCCAGAGGGGTTAAACGGTAGATTAACATTTTTGCAACAATGTGTTAGACCAGGAAATACTATACCAACAATAAAGAAGGATGGGGTAAAAGATTTTAAAGATGCGAAAAATACATCTTTTGGTATTCCACCAATATTAGTATTAAGGGTAGGTGACTTCTTCCATACAAAAATAATACCAAACACATTAGGTCTTACTTATGAAAAGCTGGATTTAAACCCAGAAGGGATTGGGGTTCAACCTATGATAGCAAAGGTTAATTTAGGCTTTACATTTGTTGGTGGACATGGGTTAGGAAATGCAATAGATAAATTACAAAATGCTTTGAACTTTAATTATTATGCTAATACCGAAGTATATGATCCAAAAGCTGATGTTACCGATGAAAGTTTAAATGATACTGATAAAAAAATATTAGATTATATTAAAGAAAAAGAAAAAGTTGCAGAAGAAAATAATAATCCAGACCAAACAACAAATTCCTATACAACTATTGGGCTAATAGAGGAGTCAGTTAGCTTTGGTGTGATAGATGAAACATCTGGAATGCTTAATTATTCTACTATTGCTAAATTAATGAAAGATGAAACTATTGCCTATATATCAACAATAAGTTCAATTGTGGAAGAAAACTTAAAAAGGTATAATTCTGATTTTATAAAATATATACTAACTACTGTTAATAATAGTATTGGTGTGTATTTAACTAATTCTAGTGATGAGTTTTCGTTATTAGGTATTCCAACTAGTTACCAACCAAGTTTAGAGAGTATATTAAACGAGATTAAAAAGGCCATTCAAGATGGTAGTGATTTATTTATTAGTAAAATAAAGATAGAATTTAAAAATAAAAAAGAAATAGAATCCGAGGTAAGTGCAAATTATATCAAATATCTTGACGATGAATTTGGTAAATTAAAAGAAGATGTTAATTCATTTGTTAATTCGTTAATAAAAGCACAAGAAAACTATCAAAGAGTAGTATCAAAATTATTGTTTGTTACATCTACATATCAAGGTGCTGAAGGTTATGATGGGTATTTGGATAAAGATGGTAATAGTAAGAGTTATAAATTGACTATGGATCCAAAACCTATTAAAGATTTATTAGGTAGCGCCAAAAATGAAATTAAAAATATTATTAATTATATTAATAATGGAAAAGTTAATCCAGATACAATAAAATCAGACAGCAAACAAGAAAGTTTAATATATTTTTTATTTTATGGTATATTAAAGAATAAAGAAAATTTAAATGATTTTAAAACTAAAATTTTATTAAAATCACTATCTAATGATAATGTTATTTATAATAATACTATCAAAACAATATTTGATGAATATTGGAATAGTTTGATTAGTAATTATGATACATTAAAATCTGAAGGTGAATCTACATATAAAACAACATTAGTTTCAGAAAAAACAAAAAGTGTTAATGTAATTAAAGGAATAGAAATTACAGAAGATAAATTTAAATATTCTTACTTATTTATAGAAAACCCAGATAATAATATAAAAGATGCTTTGTTTAATCTAAATAGTAAGTTAGATTATGATTCTACAAATCATAAAACTTGGAATATGAATAAAAACAATTTTATTTTAGTTAAAAATAAATTATCAAAATAAATGAATTTAAAATATTATAATAGATATTCACAATTCTCTGTGAACGGGGAACATAAGACTGTTCCTTATGTTACTTTACCAAGTAAAAGTAGTGATAATGTTTATTTTTATAAGAAGAATATAAGTAGGCTAGACAAGATATCACAACAATATTATCAAACCCCCTTCTTTGGGTGGTTAATATTAATTGCTAACCCCCAGTTTGGAGGATTGGAAACCAATATATATGATGGGGCAATGTTGAAGGTACCGTACCCCTTAGAAACATCATTATTGGATTATAAAACAGAAGTAGAAACACATTTTTTTTATTATGGTAAATGAGCAAGGGGATATTAAGGTTATATATGATTACCAAAATGTGATATATATTGACCCAAATAAAATTGTTAGTAGTGATGGTACGGTTAATGATAGGGGTGTTAGACATGAAGATTTTGTTATGTATGCAAATCTCGAAACTAAACTAATACCTAGAACTAAATTATTAGTTGGTACTAATGTTAATGATGATATTAGAACGATATCTTTAGCTAGTATTAATTTTTTAAAACCTAATACTGGGGATGATTTTTTCACCGCTAGTTATTATGATGAGTTTACGGGTAGAAACTCAATGAGTAACAATGGGGTTAATCAAAAAGAATCTAAAGTTGTTGTGGATGAGAATAGGTCTTATTTTAAGAATGATGCTATTAATGTGCAAGATAATAGTTTGTTTGGTATAAAGAATATATCAATAAAAACTACATCATCATTTATTCCAACGGTTAGTATAACTATGGAAGATAGCCAAGGCAGGGCGTTATTTAGTTTAGGTAATAAATCACCATATTCAGCATTTTTCAATTTGCCATACCCACCATTTTATTTAACAATTAAGGGATACTATGGTAAGGCGGTTAGATATGAATTAGTTTTAATTAAGTTTAATTCTAGGTTTAATTCTTCATCTGGGGATTATTCGGTTGATTTGGAATTCCTTGGTTATAAGTATAATGTTTTAACTGATATTAGTATTGGGCATTTATTGGCTTGTCCCCACATGTATACGAAGAAGTACGAAGTATCTACTGAAAAAGCATCAAACAAAAGCATTGAAAAATTTGAAATAAATACTGAATTAGGTTACCAAAAAGTAATAGAAGTATATAAAGATTATAAATCAAAAAATTTACTAGACCCCTCATTTCCAGAATTAACTTTATCGCAATTAATTTCTAAATTAGAAATGTTTGAGCAGAACATTTTAAATTCTTTAAATAAAATCCAGGTTCAAAAATTAACTGATGGCAAAAAATATAAATCAAATATTGAACTTTACTATAAATCAATAAGGGGTAATACCAAGTCTTGGTTTACTAAGTATATTGATTCAAGACCTATTATATTAAAGACTGATGAGAAAAACACATTTATTTCATCGGAGGAAAATTTGGTTTATACATTCAAAGATGATATAACAAAAAATCCAGCGGAGAATAAAATAGAATTAGCAATAACTGAATTAAAAAAGATTATTGATGATTTTAATAAAATTTTGTTAGAGAATGAAACTTTTGGTAAAAATAAAACGCATTCAATAAACAATAATATTAAATACGATTTGCTTGTTACAACAATAATAGAAGACCAAATTGATTGTGCTAAAAGTTTTGCATCTAGGGGTGGGTTTATTAGTCCAACAGTTAACACTAATGAGTATTGTAAAAATATTAGAAATAAAATTTTTATTGATTATACATTAGATGGGGTTAAGAAGACTGCACCTTTTTTTGTAATGAACAAATTTATAAAAGAAATAAATAATATTGAATCAACATTCATTAGAGAATACAATAATATTGAAAGAACATTAAGTCTTGAATTAGCCAAGAAAATTGAAAACAAAGAAACGGGTATAGGTTTTAGTCCAACGATTAAAAATATTATTGCTGTTATTATGGCATCAACAGAGGCGTTTTTGCGATTACTTGAAGATGTACATGAGAATGCTTGGTCAGTTAAGGATGATAAAGATAGATTTAATAGTGTTATTAATGATGATAGTCAAGAGATTCCAGAAGCAGAAAAAGTTGTATTTCCTTGGCCTCTAGTTTTCTATGAAACAAATAAGGAGAAGGCTAACAAATATGAATTAATATACCCAGGGGATCCAAGTATCATACAAACAACAAAGGCGTATTACTATGATAAGTGGCCCGAAGTAGAATTTGTGGAAGAATATTTAAAGGGTATGATTAAAAGTTTCGATGCACCCTCAATTAACGATGTGTTGAATAGCGATGAATATATTAATACTAGATTTACTTTAAACACTAATGAATATCCATTTAGTAATATACCATATTTTTCGATATCAAATTCGCAATTCTTATATGAGATATGGGATAGGCATTTTTATTCAATACATACATCTGGATTAGCCTTAATCCCCCAAACAAGCGATACAACTATTATTAATTTTATTTCAAAAAACGAATCAAATAATATTAAAACAAGTTTGGAATCAAATTCTATTTTGTTTTTACAAAAATTACAAAAATATCTTAATTCAGATGGGGGACTTAATGGGGATAATTATAATGATTTATTATTACAAATATCTAATGGTGTTTCAGAAAACTACCAGAGGTATTTAGATGGTTATTATAATACAAATTACATAAATAATTTAGCAACATACCCCAGCCAAATATATAATATTGATACATTTACTAAATTAAGTGATAAATTTATAAATACATTAACCAGTTCTGAGATAAGTAAAATATCAAACACAATTGAACAAACACAAATAACAGATAACATTAATTGGTTTTATCCTTATTCATATTCTGGCTGGACTAAATCAAATTTAGATTTAGGTAATAATACAACAATAAACAATCTAACAAATTTATATGATACTAAGGATACTGTATTTTTTAATTCTAGTAGAAATGTTATAACTAATTTTAGGGATGTAAAAGATATTATCAATAATAGACCATTTAAGTATTTTGCTGATCCTATTAATAATAACTTAATGTACGGGAATGTATATCAAGAAAATTATAAATCTAGTAAGAAGATATCTCTATTAAACACCCCTATTTTTACAAACGCAATAATTTCTGGTATTCAGAAG